CCGAGGGCCTGAACTTCCGCGCGGCCTTCAAAGCGGCCGGCTTCAAGCTCTCGGGATGCCTGGTGTGGCGCAAGAACAGCCTGGTGCTCGGGCGCTCCGACTACCAGTGGATGCACGAGCCGATCCTGTACGGCTGGAAAGAGGGCAAGCGCCACCGCTGGTTCGGCGGGCGCAAGAAGACGACGATGCAGCAGCTCGGCGAGTCGGCCGGCTTCACGCGCCTGGACGACGGTCGCTACCAGATCGTGCTCGGCGACACCGTGCTGCTGGTCGACGCCGACGCGAAGGTCGAAGAGGTCGAGCCGAGCGTGCTGTTCCACGAGAAGCCGCACCGCTCCGAAGACCACCCGACGATGAAGCCGGTTGCGCTGATCGAGCGGATGCTGCGCAACTCGGCGCGGCCCGGCGACATCGCGCTCGACACGTTCGGCGGCTCCGGCTCGACGCTGATCGCCGCCGAGCGGCTCGGCATGCGGGCTCGCCTGTGCGAGCTGGACCCGCGCTACGTCGACGTGATCGTGCGGCGCTGGCAGGAATTCACCGGGAAGACGGCGACGCTCAAAGGCAGCGGCCGGCCGTTCGCCGCCACCAGCACGGAGCGGGTGGCGGCATGAAAGCGAAGGTTTGACCGTGGACGAAACGACGACGAAGGGCAAGGCTGGAAGGCCGCCCTATGCACCGACCGAGCGCGACCGCGCGCAGGTCAAGCTGATGGCCGCGATGGGCATCTCCGAGCTGGAGATCGCGCTCGTGATCGGCATCTCCGCGCCGACGCTGCGCAAGCACTTCTTCGACGAGCTGGCGGTCGGGCACGTGGAGGCCAACGCGAAGGTCGCGCACTCGCTGTTCCGCATGGCCACTGACAAGGACAAGCCGAACGTGACCGCGGCCATCTTCTGGCTCAAGTGCCGCTCGGGCTGGAAGGAAGACCCGGCGCCTGGTGCACCGATCGAGTCGCCCGGCAAGAAGGTCTTGGCCGATCGCGCGGCGCGCGGTGCCGAGCAAGGCACGAGCTGGGACGGCCTGTTGCAGTGAGCTGGAACCTGGCGTGCCCGGACTGGGTTGAAAGACTCCGGGCCGGCCGCTCGCTCGTGCCCGACCTGCCGCTGGACGTCGGCCAGGCCGAGCGCGGCGTCGCGGTGTTCAACAAGCTGCGCCTGGCTGACGTGCCGCAGACGCCGACGCTGGCCGAGGCAGGCGGCGACTGGTTTCGCGACATCGTGCGGGCCCTGTTCGGCTCGCTCGACCCGGTCGGCAACAACCGGATGATTCGCGAGCTGTTCCTGCTGGTGCCGAAGAAGAACAGCAAGACGACGAACGGGGCGCTGCTGATGCTCGCGGCGCTGCTGCTGAATCGGCGCCCGAACGCGCCATTCATCATGACCGCGCCGGTGCAGGACGTCGCCGAGCTGGCGTTCTCCGCGGCGGCCGGTGCGATTGCGCTTGACGAGGTGCTGCAGAAGAAGCTGCACGTGCGCGACCACCTGAAGATGATCGTGCACCGCGAGACGAAGGCCGAGCTGCAGATCATGACCTTCGACCCGCGCATGCTGACGGGCCAGAAGTGCGCCGGCGTGCTGATCGACGAGCTGCACGTGGTGTCGAAGATGACGCACGCGGCGAGCGCGATCCGTCAGCTGCGCGGCGGCATGCTGCCGTTCCCCGAGGCGTTCATGGCCTTCATCACGACGCAGTCGGAGGAGGCGCCCTCGGGTGTCTTCCGCGCCGAGCTGATGAAGGCGCGCGCGATCCGCGACGGCCGGCAAGAAGGCGCGATGCTGCCGGTGCTGTACGAGTTTCCCGAGGCGATGCAGAAGGACGCGGCGACCTGGCGCAGCCCGGACAACTGGAGCATGGTCACGCCGAACGCCGGCCGCTCGATCTCCATCCCGCGCCTGGTCGAAGAGTTCCGCACCGCCGAGCAGACCTCCGAGGAGGAACTGCGCGCCTGGGCCTCGCAGCACCTGAACGTCGAGATCGGCCTGGCGCTGCACTCCGATCGCTGGGCCGGCGTCGACTACTGGGAGCAGCAAGGCACCGGCGGTCTGTCGCTGCCGGAGCTGCTCAAGCGCTGCGAGGTCGTGACGGTCGGCATCGACGGCGGCGGCCTCGACGACTTGCTCGGCATCTCGGTGCTCGGGCGCGAGGAAGGCACCGGCAACTGGCTCCACTGGGGCCATGCCTGGGCCCACCCGATCGTGTTCATCCGGCGCAAGAGCGAGGCCGAACGCTTCCGCGACTTCGAGCGTGATGGCGATCTGACCATCGTGTCGACGATCGGCGAGGACATGGTTGCTGTGGCTGACATCGTCGAGCAGTGCGAGGAGTCGGGCCTGCTCTACAAGATCGGCGTCGACCCTGCCGGCATCGGTTCGGTGGTCGACGCGATCACCGGGCGCGGCATCGAGCACGACCGGATCGTCGGCATCCCGCAGGGCTGGAAGCTGATGGGCGCGATCAAGACCACCGAGCGCAAGCTGGCGGCCGGCGAGCTGCACCACGGCAACAGTCCCCTGATGGCCTGGACCGTGAGCAACGCCAAGAGCGAGCCTCGCGGCAACGCGATCATGATCACCAAGCAGGCCTCGGGCAGCGCGAAGATCGACCCGGTCATGGCCCTGTTTGATTCCGTAGCACTGATGGCGATGAACCCGCAGCCGCAGAAGAAGAAGTACCAGGCGTTCTTCGTCTGACGACCGATCGCCCCCCGTTCAACCCGACAACGAGCCCGCTTCACGCGGGCTTGTTGCATTGGAGCGCCCCGCTTCGCGCGGCCTTCAGCACCAGGAACACCCACCATGAATCGCGGTTACTCGATCCTTCACATCAAGGCGGCCAGCGAGGCGCCGGATGGAAAGCGCACCTTCACCGGCATCGCGACGACGCCGAGCACCGATCGCATGGGCGACATCGTCGAGCCGAAGGGCATGGAGTTCAAGCTGCCACTGCCGCTGCTCTGGCAGCACGACAGCGGCCAGCCGATCGGATGGGTTCGCAAGGCGAAGGTCACCACGGACGGTGTCGAGGTCGAGTGCGAGGTCGCGAACGTGCCCGACGAGGGCCCGCTGAAGCAGCGCCTCACCGAGTACTGGCAGATGCTCAAGACCGGCCTGGTGCGCGGTCTGTCCATCGGCTTCAACTCGCTTGAGAGCGCTCGCATCGAAGGCACCTATGGCTATCGCTTCATCCGCTCGCTGTGGCTCGAACTGTCGTGCGTGACGATCGCCGCGAATCAAGAAGCAACCATCACCACCATCAAGTCGATTGACGACGCACTGCTGGCCGCGACAGGCCGTGGGCAGCGCGCCGGCAGTCGTTCTCCCCCCGGCGCATCGGGGACCAGGCAAGAGCCCGCGAACAGCGGGCTTTTTTATTCCCGGAACCGGAAAGGCAACACCACCATGAACCTCACCGAACTGCGCGAAGCGCGCAACACGAAAGCTGCTCGTCTGAACGAGCTGTCCGAGCTGTGGAAGGCCGAAGGCCGCAACAGCACCGACGAGGAAGGCGACGAGTTCGACGGCCTCACCGACGAGATCAAGTCGCTGGACGACCAGATCCGCCAGAAGCGTTTCGAGTCGATCAACGGCCAGAGCGCGAAGCCGATCGACGGCAGCAACACGGACAACGCCTCGCGCAGCCGTGGGCCGACGATCATCGTTCGCAACAACGACCCCGAAGACAAGTTCGCGGGTCAGAGTTTCATCCGCACCGTGATCGCGCGCGCTGCGTCCTTCGTCTCGATGAAGGAAGGCAACTACCGCACGCCGGACGTCATCGCGAAGCAGCGCTGGGGCAAGACGCACCCGAAGCTCGTGGAGTACATCCGCGCGGCGGTCGCCGGCGGCGGCACCGGCTCCGGCGAGTGGGGTGCCGAGCTGGCGCAGTCGGACACGCGCTTCAGCGGCGACTTCGTGAACTACCTGTACTCCCTGACGGTGTTCGATCGCCTGCCGCTGCGCACCGTGCCGGCCCGCGTGCACATCAAGGGCCAGGACGGCGCGGCGACCGGCTACTGGGTCGGCGAGTCGAAGGCGATTCCGGTCAGCAAGCCTGACTTCTCCGACGTCGAGCTGACGCCGCTGAAGGTCGGCGCGATTGCGGTGTGCTCGAAGGAGCTCGTGGCCGACTCCGATCCTTCTGCCGAGCTGTGGATTCGCGACAGCATCGCGCAGGCGAGCGCGCAGCGCATCGACACGACGTTCCTGTCCGCGAGCGCTGCCGTGGCAGGCGTCTCGCCGGCTGGCATCCTGAACGGGGTGTCTGGCATCGCGGCGTCGGGCACCGACGCGGCGGCCGTGCGTGCGGACATGATGTCGCTGTACGCCGGCTTCCTGACCGCGAAGAACGCGAGCGGCCTGGTGCAGGTCATGACCCCGTCGGCGGCGAAGGCGCTCGCGCTGCTGGTCAACGCGCTGGGCCAGCCGGAGTTCGTCGGCCTGAACGCCAGCGGCGGCTCGCTGCTCGGCGACACGGTCTACACCGGCGACAACGTCACCCCGGGCAACTGGATTCTGCTCAAGCCCTCCGACATCTGGAAGATCGGCGACAGCGGCATCGACATTTCGATGACCGACACCGCGACGATCGAGCAGAACGACGCGCCGCAAGGTGCAGGCGACACCCCGACCGCTGCGTCGGCGACGCTGATGTCGCTGTGGCAGACCGAGCAGGTCGGCTTCAAGGTCGTGCGCCGCATCAACTTCCAGAAGCGTCGTGCGAGCGCCGTCGCGTTCGTGCAGGACGCCGAGTACGGCGGCGTCGTGAGCTGATTGCCTTCTCTCTCGTGGTTGCCCCCCGGGCCTTCCTTCGCGGAGGCCCGGGGGCTTTCTGTTGACCTGGAGGGAAGCGATGACGATCCGCATGATCTCGATGAAAGCCCACCGCTATGGCGGTCGGCAGTTGAAGGTGGGCGACGAGTTCGACGCTGTCGGACGCAGCGATGTGCGGCTCCTGCGCGCGCTCGGGCGTGCCGAGGTGACCGCGGCGGTCGTGCCTGCGGTCGAAGCGCCGCCGGCAGCAGCGCCAGCCGCGTTCGGGCGCTCCCGCCCGCGCGCGACGACCACGCCTGAGCGGGCTGCGTCGACGCCGGCGCCACCACCCGTACCTGTTCCGGCACCGGCGCCCGTCGTGCAACCGGCCGCGCTCGACGTGCCTGCCGCGCCTGCGCCGGCCGCGTCGAAGGACGCAGCGGCCGATGACGACGCCGACAAGCCGAAGCGCCTGTACAAGCGGCGTGACCTGACCGCCGAGGGCAGCGACTGATGACCGCGCTCACGCGCATCAGCGCTGCGGTGCGGCGCGCCGGCGCAGCGTTCGTGCAAAAGCTGAACGCGCCGCGTGTGCTCTCGGGCGTCGATGACTCGCGCGGGTGGTGGAACCTGTACCGCTCGGGCGATCTGAACCCGGGCGACTGGCAGCGCGACGTCGAAGTGCGGCACGACCTGGTGCTGGCGCAGGCGACGGTGTTCGCATGCATGACGCTGATCGCGAGCGACATCGGCAAGCTGCGCCTGAAGCTGGTTCAGTTCGACGACGTGATCTGGAAGGAGATCACGAGCGCCGCCTTCTCGCCGGTGCTGCGCAAGCAGAACCGCTACCAGACGCGGCAGAAGTTCATCGAGCAGTGGATCGTCTCGAAGCTCAGCCACGGCAACACCTACGTGCTCAAAGAGCGCGACATGCGTGGCGTCGTGATCGCGCTGTACGTGCTCGACCCGAGCCGCGTCACGCCGCTGGTCGCCGAGGACGGTTCGGTGTTCTACCAGCTGATGGAGGACAACCTGGCGGGCGTGACGACCACGCTGCCGGCGGTCCCGGCCAGCGAGATCATCCACGACCGCATGGTGTGCCTGTTCCACCCGCTGGTCGGCATCTCGCCGATCTTCGCGTGCGGCCTGGCCGCGACGCAGGGTCTGAAGATCCAGAACCACAGCGCCAAGTTCTTCCAGAACATGAGCCGCCCGAGCGGCGTGCTGACCGCGCCTGGCCAGATCAGCGAGGACGTCGCCAAGCGGCTGAAGGAGCACTGGGACAAGAACTTCTCCGGCGACAACATCGGCAAGGTCGCGGTGCTCGGCGACGGCCTGAACTACCAGGCGATGACGATCACTGCCGTCGACGCGCAGCTCGTCGAGCAGCTCGGCATGAGCGCCAAGCAGATCTGCTCGGTCTTCCACGTGCCGGCCTACATGGTCGGTGCCGAGCCGCCACCGGCCTACACGAACATCGAGGCGCTCAGCCAGCAGTACTACAGCCAGTGCCTGCAAGCGCTGATCGAGTCGCTGGAGTCGTGCCTCGATGAAGGCCTGGGGCTGACCGAAGTCGAAGGCAAGACGCTGGGCACCGAGTTCGACCTCGACGACCTGCTGCGCATGGACACCGCGACGCAGATCAAGACCCTGAACGACTCGGTCAGCGGCGGATGGATGGCGCCGAACGAGGCGCGCGCCCGGCGAAACATGCCCCCGGTCACCGGCGGCAACACGCCCTATCTGCAGCAGCAGAACTACTCGCTCGCGGCGCTCGACAAGCGCGACCGCGGCGACGACCCGTTCAAGACGACGCCCGCTCCAGCGCCCGCGCCGGCGCCCGCTGCCGAACCGAAGCCGCCGAGCGAGGGCGACCAGGCGGCGAAGGTCTTTGTGGCCGAGCTGCTGAAACTTCTTGAGGTCGACCATGTTTGACGAAGCGAAGACGATGGCCGCCGAGGTCGTGCGCGCGATGCGCGAGCACATCCGGGCGACCTTTGCGCCGCTCGACGAGCGCCTGCAATCGGTCGAGAAGGCGATCAGCGAGCGGCCCGTTCCGAAGGACGGCAAAGACGCCGACCCGGAGGTGATGCGTGCGGCGATCGACGCGAAGGTCACCGAGCAGGTCGACACGCGTTTCGAGGCCTTCGCGAAGCGCGTCACCCAGGGGCTCGACACACCATGATGCCGCTGGTCCGCGTCGCGCCGAGCGCGCCACGCGAAGCGGCGTCACCGCAGCCGCTGGTTCTGCGCGGTCGCGACGGCTTGAGCGTGGACACCGGCCAGCTCGTGCGCGAGATGCGCGAGGTCATGCGCGAGAAGGAGATCGACTCCGACCGCCTGGCCGCTGCGATCGAGCTGCTCGCGCAGTCGCTCAGGGCCGCGCCGCGCTCCTATCGCTTCGAGATCGTTCGCGACCCCATCACGGGCCTCGCGATCGAGATCCTCGCCACACCAACGTGAAACGGATGCGCAAGACATGGCGACCGAACTGACCTGGGCGTGCGATGTCAACCGCGCGGTAGCGAGCGCCGCCGACGCGGCGACGCAGAGCAAGTGGGAGCTGTGGTATCTGCTCGCCTCGCTGGTTGGCAATACCGGGCTCGGCTTCGCGAGCAACACCGGCAACTGGTCAGTCGTTCGCACCTGCGGCTCGACCGATGGCACCGCCGGCAACCTGACCGCCGACACGACCGACCGCCTGCACCTGACCGGCAGCGGCGCGTTCACCGCAAACGACTGGGTCTTCGGTGCGAACACGACCGCCGGCACCGGCCGCTCGTGGGCCTTGCTGCAATCGCCATCAGCGCTCGGCTCGTATTACCTGATTGTCGATTTCGGCAACGCGACGAACGGCAAGTGCGACCTCATCCTCGGCAAGACGCTGAGCACGAACGGCTCGACGACCGCGCGCCCGACGCTGACGGACGAATGGTCTTACTCGGGCGCGACGTTCAACGACAACAGCATCACGAAGACGCACCGCGAGAACCTACACCTGTCCACACGCGGTGACTTCTGGTGGATCGAGACCTTCGACACGAACAACGGCGCGTACGCGATCCTCGGCGTGACGAAACTGCAGGGCGCGCACAGCGCCGACAACTACTCGACGATCAGCTTCTTCGGTGGCGGCGGCGTCGTTAACTCAAGCGGTAGCCAGGGCAACTTCACCTCGGCGGTGAGCAGTGCCAACAACTTGTGCGGCAATACGAATGTCACTGTCAAAGGGCGAAACTACAGCGGCTCCGGCGCGCCGGTTCTTGCATGCCCGGCCCCCACACTCTCGAATGCCGGTGCGGCAGCCAACAGCATCACCGTCACTCTGAACACGACGGCCAATGCGAGCGACACGACCTACAGCGGCTTTCCGATTTGGGTCATGGACTACACGAACACCGACCTAAGGGGGCGCGTGGCCGATTTGCTGTGGGCCTCGGGTGCGCCCGCGCAGGGCAGCACGATCCCGAACACGACGCCGTTTAACTACGTGAAGTACGGGCACGTGTGGCTCCCCTGGGTGTCGACCTCGGCGCCTCTCATCTGAGCGGGGCGCGTAGTGCATGGCCTCCTTTGCTTCATACCTTGCCGGCACTCAGGCCGTCGTCTTTGCACGCGCGACGCAGGCGCCGGCGCGCACGCTGTACTCGACGTTCCAGCAGGCGATCGTCTCGATCAGCCTCAAAGGGGGTAGCCCGATGTACAAGCGCAACGTCGCCGCGAAAGTGCCTTTCAAAGCGGTCGACTCCAGCAACGCCGGTGTTCCTGCCCTCACCATCACGACGAAGACCGCGAAGGACGGCGCGAACCCGGCGCCGACCACCAACGCAGTCGTCGAGAGCGGCAGCGGCTGGTACTACGTCACGCTGACCGCGACCGAGATGGATGGCGAGATCGTGGTGCTTGATCCCACCACCACCACGAGCGGTGTGACCCTTGCGCCGATCGCGATCCACACCGAGGCCGACTACACGGTGGCTCGCGCGGCGCATCTGGACGCGGACATTTCGAGTCGCTCGACCTACGCCGGCGCAGACACGAGCGGCACGACGACGCTACTCGCGCGCGTGACCTCGACGCGCGCCGGCAATCTCGACAACCTCGATGCAGCGATCAGCAGTCGCTCGACCTTTGCAGGCGGTGCGGTCGCATCGGTCACTGCGCCGGTCGCGCTGACGTCGGCCTATGACTCGGCGAAGACCGCAGCGCAGGCCGGCGATGCAATGGCGCTGACCAGTGGCGAACGCACAACCCTCGCCGCGTCGATCTGGGGTGCGCTCACGTCGGCGCTGACCACGGTCGGCTCGATCGGCAAGCTGCTCGTCGACCGGATCGATGCGGCGATCAGTTCGCGGCTCGCGGGCGGTAGCTACACCGCTCCCGACAACGCCTCGATTGCCGCGGTGAAAGCGAAGACCGACAACCTGCCGAGCGATCCGGCGGATGCCTCCGACATCGCGAGCGCGTTCAGCACGATCGACGCAACGCTCGCGACGATGGGCGGCTACATCGACACCGAGGTCGCGGCGATCAAGGCGAAGACCGACAACCTGCCGGCCTCGCCTGCGTCGAGCGGCGACGTGTCCACGCTCGGCACTGCGGTCGCCGCGGTCGACGCGAAGCTCGGGACGCCGGCCGGTGCCTCGGTGTCGGCCGATGTTGCCGCTGCGAAGGCCGACACCGCGGCCATCAAGACCAAGACCGACCAGCTGGCCTTCACGGTCCCGAACAAGGTCGACGCCAACATTCGCGCCGTCAACGACGTCAACGTGACCGGCTCAGGAGCGCCCAGCGACCCGTGGGGGCCTTGAGTGAGCGGCGCCTGGGGCTCCAGCTGGGGTACGAGCTGGGGCGTGAGCTGGGGCGACGCTGAGCAGCCGCCTGCACCACCGCCGCAACAGGGCGGCGGTCGCGCGCAGCGCCCGGCGCGCCGAACGCCACTGCACGAGCAGGCGCACGACGAAGAGGAGCTGCTGCTGCTCGTGATCAGCGCGGCGCTCTCGTCTCTCAATGAACACCACCTTTGAACGCGAAAGACCATGACTGACCTCAACGCCATTGCGGATGCATTGATCGCGTCAGTGAAGGGCCACGTCGCGCGCGCTTTGCGCCCGCTCGTGGCACGGCTGGACGAGATGGATCAGCGCCAGCCCGAGAACGTGCGCCGCATGGTCGCCGAGGCGCTCGCGGCCTTGCCGAAGCCGAAGGACGGCGAGTCGGTCGACCTGGTCGCGCTGGCCGGCGAAATCTCGGCGGCGGCGGCGAAGGCTGTGGGCGCTCTGCCGGTCCCGAGGGACGGTCGGGACTACGACCCTGCCGTGCTCGAAGAAGCTGTCACGCGGGCCGTGGCGGGCCTTCCCAGGGCAGAAAACGGGAAGGATGCCGACGCCGACGCCATCGCCGAGGTCGTGCTCGCGAAGGTGACGGCGGCGCTCGACCAGATCCCGGCGCCGAAGGACGGCGCGCCTGGCAAAGACGCGGACCCGGCGCAGATCGCCGCGCTCGTCGAGTCGGCGGTCGCAGAAGCGGTGCCACAGGCGGTCACAAAGGCCGTCAGCGCGCTTCCGGCGCCGCAGCCGGGCAAGGATGCCGACCCGGAGCTGATTCGTCGCCTGGTGGCCGATGCGGTGGCCGCGCTGCCCAAGGCGAAGGACGGTGAACCCGGCCGCTCGGTCGACCTCGTCGAGCTGTCGGGCCAGATCGCTGCCGCTGCCGCGACGGCGGTCGCTGCACTGCCGCCCCCGGCGAAGGGCGACCCGGGTAAGGACTTTGATCCCGAGCTGATTCGCCAGCGCGTCGACGAAATCCTGCCCGGCCTGGTCGAGCGCGCGCAGGCCGCGCTGGTCCACCACTCGGACCAGATGCACGCGGCGATGCGCCTGGAGATCGAAACGATGCGCTCGCAGCTCGCCGGCCTGGTCGACGTCGAAGTCGCGCGCCGGGTTGCCCTGGTGCCGCCGCCGCAGAACGGGAAGGATGCCGATCCGGCTCTCCTGCGCGCCGAGGTCGAGCGCGCCGTCGCTGCGCTGCCGGTGCCACGCGACGGCAAGGATGCGGACCCCGACGTCATCCGCGCCGCGGTTGCAAGCGCTGTCGCCGAATTGCCCGAAACCACGAAAACGCTTGACCCGGAGGTGCTGCGCGTGGAGGTGCAGCGCGCGGTTGCCGATGCAGTCGCGCAGATCCCGAAGGCGAAGGATGGCGCGAGCGTCACGCTCGACGATGTCCGCCCGGCGCTGGAGGCCGAGGTCGCGCGCTGGGCGCTGGACTTCGAGCGGCGTGCCGGCGAGACGCTCCAGCGCGTCGTCGACCGCATGCCCGAGGCCAAGGATGGACGCGACGGCTTCACGCCGGACGACTTGCAGTTGGCGCTCGACGGCCGCGTGCTGACGATCACGCTCTGCGCGGGCGAGCGGCGCATCTCGCGCGAGCTGGTGCTGGCCGGCATGCCGATCGACCGCGGCGTGTATCGAAAGGGCGTGCACGCCGAGGCCGGCGATGGCTACACGTACGGCGGCGGCTACTGGATCGCGAAGCAGGACACCGATGAACCACCGGCCGGTCCGTCCGCGCATTGGCGCCTGGCGGTCAAACGCGGGCGCGACGCGCCCTCGCGCGGCCTGAGCAATGGCAGGGCCGCACCATGACGCCGAAGGTTATCCAGGCGCCGATCGCCGAGCCGATCTCGATCGAGGAGGCGCGCGCGCATCTCGAAGCGAAGCCGTACGAGGACAGCGACGTCGACCCGATCGACGACGTGATGATCGAGGGCTGGCTCGCCGCCGCCCGCGAGCACTGCGAGAACTTCCTCGGCCTGTCCCTGTCGACCCGCGTACTCGAGGTGGCGCTGGACGAGTTCCCGCTCAGCACCAGCCTCGACGGCCTGCCGATCGATTTGCCGATGGGCCCGGTGCGCGAGATCCAGAGCATCTCGTGGGGCGAAGGCAGCGACGACGAGCTCGACGCCGATGCGTTCGTGCTCGACAACTACCGCCTGCCGGCGCGCGTGCGCCCGGTCGCCACCGCGTGGCCGGTCGTGGTCCCGGCGACGAACCTGGTGCGGATTCGCTACCTGGCCGGCTATGGCGTCGACAGCGACGGCGGCGAGCCGATGCCGAAGGCGATCCGCGCCGCGATCCTGCTGATCCTCGGGCACCTGTTTCGCAATCGCGAGGATTCGACCGAGCTGGCGATGATCAGCATTCCCAATGGTGCCGAGGCCTTGATGCGCCCGCTGCGCGTGCGACTGGGGATGGCGTGATGCTGGTCGCGCTTGCGTGGGCCGTGTGGTTCAACCCGTGGAGGGCAGCGGCGCTGGCCCTCTCGCTTCTGTGGATGCTGCCGTGAGGCCCGCTGCTGGTCGACTGCGCCACCGCGTCACGTTCGAGGAGCTGGGCGTCGAGCTGGACTCGGACGGCGCGCAGGTCGAGGCCTGGACGCCGGTGATGGTGAACATCCCTGCGCAGATCAGCGCGCTCTCCGGGCGCGAGCTGATCGCGGCCCAGGCCGTGCAGTCGAAGGTGAACACGCGCATCGTCGTGCGCTTCCGCTCCGGGTTCCGGCCGAGCATGCGCGGCGTGCATCGCGGCACGATCTACAACATCGAGGCGGTGATCCCGGACCCGGACAGCGGCATCGGGCAGATCACGCTGCTCTGCACGTCCGGGGTCAATGAAGGCTGATCCGCACTGGGCCGAGCGATTCATTGGATGCACGGTCGTGTGTATCGCGAGCGGTCCCAGCCTCACGGTGGAGGACTGCGAGGCGGTGCGCGCGTCGGGCCATCCGACGATCGTGACCAACACGACCTACCGTCGCTGCCCGTGGGCCTCGGTGCTGTTCGGACACGACGCGGCCTGGTGGAAGGAGTACGGCAAGCGCCCGAAAGACGGCGGCCCGTCCGTCGACGACGTGTTCAGCGGCGAGCGCGTCACCTGCTCGATCGCCGGCAAGACGCTGGGGGTCCAGTCGTTCCACAACCAGCCCTGGTTCACGCCCTTCGGCAACTCGGGCACGGCGGCGATCTCGCTGGCGGTGATCGGTCGTGCGCGCCGCGTCGTGCTGCTCGGCTACGACTGCCAGAAGATGGGCGGCGCGGTGCACTGGCATGGCGACCATCCCAAGGGGCTCGGAAACGCGGCCTCGATGAAGCGCTGGCCGAGGCACTTTGCGAACGTCGCGAAGTTCGCGGCCGGGCGCGGGGTGGAGGTGTTGAACTGCAGCCGGGCCACGGCGCTGACCTGCTTTCGGCGCGTCGAACTGAGCGCGGCGCTGTGAGAGCGAAGGTCGTGCGCGGCGGCATGGGGCTCGGCGATGCGCTGTACGTGCAGAGCGTCGTGCGGCATCTCGTGGACACCGGGCTGCGTGTGAAGGTCCGCACGGCCTGGCCGGATGTTTTCTCGCAGCTCGGCGGCGCGGTCGAGACGGCACCGTTCGCGCGCGCCGGCGTCGACATCGTCGCGCACTACTCGCTGCGCAAGGGGCTGGAAGGCACGACGCAATTCGAGGACTGCTGCATCCAGGCGGGCATTCGCGGGCCGGTCGACCTGCGGCTCGACTGGCGGCCGACCGACTTGGACCTGGTGCAGCGGTTGCGCGGCGCTGGCCGGCCGATCGTCTGCGTGCAGCTTCCGCGCGTGCCGATGGGGCGCACGGACGGCTTCGGTGCCGAGCTGCTGCCCGACTGCCGCGTGATCCAGATGGCGATCGACGCGCTGCGCGGGCGCGCGCTGATCGTGCAGGTGGGCGCCGGCCAGGCGCTGTTCGAGTTCTCCGGCATCGACGTCGATCTGGCGAACCGGACGAGCGTGCGGCAGCTGCTCGACGTCGCGTCGGTGGCCGATGGCTTCCTCGGCTACTGCTCGTTCATCGTGCCGCTGGCCGAGTCGTTCTCCAAGCCGGCGCTGATTGTCTGGTCGAGCAAGGGGCTCGGCTCGCTGCACCAGTACGTGCGGCGGATCACGCCGCAGAAGGTGCTGCATCGAGAGACGACCAAGGCGGTCGTCGACAACTGGCGAAAGGTGGACCTGATGGCGGTGATCGATGGCTTTCTGCGATAGGACGGTCGTGCAGCGCCGGCTGCAAGGTCGGCGCGTCGCGCTCGTTGGCAGTGGGCCTGGCGTGCTCGACAACCGGCCCGGGTTCATCGACAGCCACGACGTGGTCGTTCGTGTGAACAACTACAAGCTCTCGCCGGCGGCCGGCGCGCGCACCGACGTCTTCTACAGCTTCTTCGGTTCGTCGATCCGCAAGAGCGTGGAGGAGCTGAAGCGCGACGGCGTCGACCTGTGCGTCTGCAAGTGTCCGAACGCGCAATTCATGCAGTCGGCCTGGCACCGCCAGAACGGACGAATGCACGGGGTCGACTTTCGCTACATCTACCGGCAGCGTGCGGGCTGGTGGTTCTGCGACACCTTCGTGCCGCGCATCGCCGACTTCATGGTCGGCTTCGAGCTGCTCGGTGGCCACATCCCGACGACCGGCTTCGCCGCGCTGCTCGACATCCTGTCGTGCGGGCCGGCGTCGCTGTACATCACCGGCTTCGATTTCTTCGCCTCGGGTCTGCACAACGTCGACGAGAAGTGGCGGCCTGGCGACCCTGCCGATCCGATCGGCCACGTGCCGGCGCGCGAGCGCGAATGGCTCATCAACAACATGGAGCAGCACCCGATCATCGTGGACCGGGCGCTCTCGCAGAACCTCGGGAGCGAGCGTGCAGTACTGGACGACTGAGATGGAGAAGCAGGTGGGCGAGCGCCTGCAGATCTTGCTGAAGAACCCGCGTCTGATGAGCGTGTACCAGCAGTTCGGCGGCGCGCCGTTCCGGCGCTCCAGCGTGTTCCACGGTCTGGAGAAGGTGCTCACCGAGAACGAGGTGCGCGGCCAGCGGTGCTTCGAGATCGGCACGTGGAACGCGCTCACCGCGGTCGTGCTCTCGCAGTTCTTCGACGAGGTGGTCACCGTCGACATCGCGCACAACGAGCTGAAGCACGACGTGATCCGGCATCTCGGAATCACGAACATCCGCTGCGTCGACATCCTCGACAACGCGGAGAAGGCGCGCGTCGTGGCGAAGCTGGAGTTCGACTTCGCCTACCTCGACGGCAACCACGCCGCCGACACGCCGCTCGACTGGGCGCTGACCAAGCGTTGCGGGCGCGTGCTGTTTCACGAGGCCTGGCCGTTCCAGAAGCCGGTGTGGGACTTGGTCATGTCGCTGCCGGACGCGGAGGTGACGTTCGGTGGTGCGGGCCTGGCGCTGTGGCGGCGGAAATGATCTTCGACTACCGCGGGTCGTTGTACCCGGAGTACCTGAAGCACGGCAACGCCTGCCAGTTCATCGCGCCCACCGCGCTGAAGTTCTGCAAGGGCCTCGGGCTCGACGTCGGTTGCGGGAAGTGGCCGCTGCCTGGCGCGATCGGTGTCGACATCCAGGAGGGCGGCGAGGCGATGGAGCTGCCGCACGGTGCCTTCGACTTCGTGTTCAGCAGCCACTGCCTGGAGCACCTGGTCAACCCGGTGGCCGCGCTTGAGCACTGGCGCTCGCGTCTGCGCGCCGGCGGCGTGCTGTTCCTGTACCTGCCGCACCCGGACATGGAGTACTGGCTCCCGCAGAACTGTCGCAAGCACCTGCACTCGTGGGCGCCGGCGCAGATCGCCCGGCTCCTGTCCGACCTCGGTTTCGTCAACGTGATTCATGGCGAGCGCGATCTCGCCTGGTCCTTCGCTACGGTGGCCTTCAATGCCTGATCAAGCCTTCACCACGCCGATGCGCGACAAGATCGTCGCGACCTACGACCAGCACATGCTGCGGCGAAGCGTGCTCAGCATCCGCGGCGGCGCCGGCGTGCTGCAGTCGATCCTGTCGACGGGCAAGTACCGGACGGCGCTGGAGATCGGCACCTACCGCGGCGTCGGCGCGGCGGAAATGTCGCAGTACTGCGAGCGCGTGATCACCATCGACCTCAAGCACGGCCGCATGGAGCAGCTCGGCGAGAAGCACGACCGGCACGCCTTCTGGCGCTCGCTCGGCATCGACAACATCGACCTGCGCCTGGTCGCGGACAACGCCGAGAAGGCGGCCTTGATCAACACGCTGGAGTTCGACTTCGCGTTCATCGACGGCGCGAAGGACGGCGCGATCGTGGCCGCCGACTTCGAGCTGGTGAAGCGCTGCGGCACGGTGCTGTTCCACGACTACGACGATCGCGGCGCGCCGCACCTGAACGCGACCTATGACTTTGTGAACACGCTGCCGAAGCATCAGGTCAGGGTCATTGACATCTTCGCGCTCTGGACGGCCGAGTGATGGATCGCTTCGTGAAGACGTTCCCGGCCATCTGGGATCGCGACCTGATGCTGTGCCCGGAGCACGGCGTGGCCTACCAACTGGACCGCTCGCACGTGATCAACTACGACGCCGACTACTACGGCAAGTGCCTGAGCTACGAGGACCAGCAGATCGCGCGCGAGATCAATGCTGGGCGCATCGCGATCGTCGACAAGTACCTCGGGCGCAGCGCGGTCGTCGACATCGGGATCGGCTCCGGCGAGTTCATCAAGAAGCGGCCCAACACGTTCGGCTTCGACGTGAACCCTGTTGCGATCGAGTGGCTCAAGCGCAATGACCTGTGGGCCGCGAATCTCGACGCGTTCGGCGGCTACACGTTTTGGGATGTGATCGAGCACGTCGAAGACCCGGGCCTGTACTTGCGCGAGGTGCAGCTCCACGCGCGGGTGTTCATCAGCATCCCTTTGTTCGACGACCTCGACCACATCCGCCAGTCGAAGCACTACCGACCTGGCGAGCACCTGTACTACTGGACCGCCGCCGGCTTCGTGATGTGGATGGACATGCATGGGTTCATGCTGCTGGAGCGGCAGACGTTCGAGATGGACGCCGGGCGCGAGGACATCCACACCTTCGCCTTCCAGCGAAACAGGTGGCCGCGGTGAACAGCAGCTTCTTTGAGATGCGGCTCACGGGCCTGGACGGCGTGCTGCAAACGCTGCAGCAGCTCCCGCCCGAGATCGTCAGCAAGCGCGGCGGCCCGGTGAAGCGCGCTCTGCGCAAGGGCGCGCGCGTGATCCTCGAACAGGAGAAGCTGAACCTGCAGGCGGTCACCGCGAACGCGACCAGCACCGGCAAGCGCGAGTCGACGGGCTTTCTGCTGAAGAACCTGATCGTGTCGCGCGGCAAGCCGCCAACCGGCACGAACGGCGAGCGCTACCTGGTGCGCGTGCGCCGCAAGCAGTTCTATCCGCGTGGCGGCAAGGAACCCGTGACCGCTGCGAAGACCGCCGCCTGGCTGGAGTACGGCACGTCGCAGCAGCCGGCCGAGCCGTGGATTCGACCAGCCGTCATCGCGAAGGGCGCCCAGGCGATCTCGACGATCGAGACCGAGCTGATCCGGGACATCAATCGCATCGTGCGCAAGCTGGCCCGGCAGAACAAGAAGTAGGGCCTGACCCGACATGGCCACGACGATCCTGCTGGACACCTTCACCGCCCCGGACGGAACCGATCCGACGACGCGGCCGATGGACGTTTCGCCGGCGATCACCGGGCTCAGCAACTGGAGGACGCCGACGCCTCCACCGGAGCTCCAGGGCGAGATCCTTGGCAATCGCCTGGTGCCGCCGCTGGTCGACTACAGCAGCGGTGAAGGGTCGGTGTTCCTGTTCGGCTACGGCGACGCGAACGAGGTGTTCGTCGACGAGCTGCCGTACTTCCTGCTGCTGGCCGGCGATGTCGGGAGCACGGTCAACGGATGGATCACCGCCACGCTGTACAGCGACGGCGTCGACTCCCTGGAGGTGTTTTGGTCTGGCGACGGCACTGCGTACGCCGACGCTAACAGCGCGAGCGAATACTGGCAGAGCGCCAACTTCTTTCCGGGGTCTGGCACCCACACGCTCGGCCTCTACGTGGCGGCGGATGGCAGTGTTTCGCTGATCGTCGACGGGACGGTGCGCGAGACGTCCGGCTTGATCGGCATGGTGCCGGTCATGAACTTCGTGCGCTGCGTGATCGCCCCCTTTACTGGCGATGTCCACGGCAGCAAGAACGTGGACCGGATCGCCCTCTACAAGAACCTGACCTTGTCGGAGGCCGCTGCTCTGACTGGAGCACCACCCGCACCGCCACCGCCAGCACCGCCGCCCCCACCACCATCCCCCGGGCTCACCATGTTTCCACCCGTGTTCCAGACGCTGAAGGCTTCGGTCGCGGTTAAGGCGATCGTCGGCACGAACCCGCCGCGCATCTATCGGCACGGCAACGCGCCGCAGGACGCCAGCAGGCCGTACGTCACCTGGTTCGTTGTCTTCGGCGACCCGGAGAACAACCTGAGCGACCTGCCGCCGGTCGACCGCGTCACGGTGCAGGTCGATGTCTGGCACCAGACCGACTCCGGCGTCGAGCTGCTCGCGCTTGCCGTGCGTGACGCGATCGAGCCGCACGCGCACATGACCGGCGTGCCGATCGACCTGCGCGAGCCCGAGACGAAGCTGTACCGCATCGCACTCACGTTCGACTGGTTTGTCGATCGCGAAGAGACGACGTAGTCCCTCACCCCACCACCCGTTTCACCCACCCAGGCCCGCTGAACGCGGGCCTTTTTCATTTCCGAGAGGCACATCATGACTGTTGGCACCGTTCGCACCCAAGGCACCGAGTTGTTCGTCGTCGACGACATCACGACGACCGACCCCACCCTCGTGAAGATGGCTTGCCCGACCGGGATCACCGGCCTGGGCGGCGCGCGCGACCAGATCGAGGACACGTGCCTCGACACCGTCGGCGACAAAACCTACCAAGCCGGGCTCGGCAACACCGGCCAGGTATCCGTCCCGTTCAACCTGATTCCGCGCGACGGCTCGCACCAGCAGCTGTTCGCCTTCAAGCAGGACGGTCGCGTGATGAAGTGGATTGCTTGCCTGAGCGAGTCGGGCACCGATCCGACCATCGACACCGATGGCTCGTGGCTCGCGCCTGCTGATCGCAGCTCGTTCGTGTTCGATGCGTACGTCTCCGACGTGAACATCGACATTGCGACCAACGAGATCGTGCGCGGCACGCTGACGCTGCAGCGCTCGGGCTCGGTGACGTTCCACGCCTACACGCCGGCGTGATCGCGATGCTGGACAACAAGTTCTTCATCAGCGACGAAGTCGAGGAGCGGTCTATCGAGATGGGCGACGGTTCGGTGGAGGTGCTGCATTTCAAGCACCTATCGAACACCGCCCTGGAGCGCTACGCGATCTGGCTCAGCTCGGCGGACGAGGACGTGATCGCCACGGCTTCGGCCCGCCTGGTCGCACTCGGGTTGTGCGAGCCAGACGGCAAGACGACTCTCTCGGTCGAGCAAGCCGAGCGCATCAAGCGCCCGGTGATGCAGCGCATCGTGAAGGCCCTTCTCGAAGTCAACGGCTACGGCAAGCAGCAGCAGCAGGCGCAGGAGAAGACGGGAAACGACTAGCCGCCAAGGGCGACGACTGGCTCTGGCACGTCATCGCCCTCGCGCTCGGTGGCCGTTCGGTCGCCGAGTGGAAAGCGAGCATGTCGCGGACCGAGTTCCTTGCCTGGCTCGCGTTCTACGAGCTGCATCCGTTCGATGACTTCCATCGCTTCCATCGGCCCGCGGCGTTGATCGCGGCGTCGATGGGAGGCGGGTCTATCGACGATCGCCTCGACTGGTTGCAGCCGCCACCACCGCCACTCGTTCAGTACAGCGACGCCGACATGAACACGTTTAAGGCCTTCGGGATCAAGCCCCCGGCAGGAAGGGTATAGCCATGAGTGCCGGTTCCATCATCGTCGACCTCCTGCTGCGCACGGGCAGCTTCAGCACGGACGCCGACCGCGCGGCCAAAGACCTCAAGAAAATCAAGAAGGAGGCGTACGACACCGGCGTTCAGATCGGCAACAGCTTTAAGAGCATCGCCGGCGCGCTCGGCATCGGCCTGTCGGCGGCCGGCCTGGTCGCGATCGTCAAGTCGTCGATCGACGCGGCCGACCACTTGAACGACCTGTCGAAGAAGACCGGCATTGCCGTCGACACGCTCGGCGGCATCGGCTTCGCGGCGAAGCAGGCCGGCGGCGATCTCGAAACCGCGAGCGCTGCGATCGGCAAGCTGAATAAGTCGATCGCCGCCGCGCGCGCTGGCGACAAGCAGGCGGCGCAGGGCTTCGCGGTGCTGGGGCTCGACAAGCTGATCCAGTCGGGCGCGCCGGCCGAGGAGGTGCTCGCGGCCATCGCTGACAAGTTCGCCGAGTTCGAGGACGGCCCCGAGAAGGCCGCGCTCGCGATTCGCATCTTCGGCAAGGCGGGCGCGGACATGATCCCGCTGCTCAACGAAGGCGGCGCCTCGCTGCGAAAGAACGTCGAGTACTTCAAGCAGTACAGCGGCGTGACCACCGAGGTCGCTGCGAGGGCCGACGAGTTCAACGACACGATTGCAAAGATCGAGCTGCTCTCCGGCGCGCTCGGCACGACGATCGCGTCCGACCTGTTGCCGATGCTCCAGTTCGTCGCCAGCGAGTTCCTCGCGATGAAGGAGAACGGCTCGGCGTTCCACGCGATCGGCACCGCGATCAACACCACCTTCCAGACGCTCGCGGTGGTCGGCTCCGACATCGCGTTCGTGTTCCAGCAGATCGGCCAGGCCATCGGTGCTTCGGCCGCTGCGTTCGATGCCTGGAATCGAAAGGACTTCAGCGCGATCGGGAACATCTTTTCCGACTACAACGCGCAGGCCAAAGAGGCGCGCAAGAACCTGGACGCGTTCCAGGCGCGCGTGATGGCGATCGGCCGGCCGGCGGCGAGCGGTCCCTTCCACGCCAGCGACAACTACGGACCTGGCGTCGAGCGTCCGAAGAAGCGCGCGCCTGGTCTGCCGGACGTCGGCAACGCAACCGCCGAGCTGAAGAAGCAGCTCGAAGGCGAGGTGAAGCTCATTCGGGACGCCGCGCAGCAGTCGCAGCAGGCCTACGGGTTCTACGAGAAGATGCTCGACGGCGTGTACGCCGAGGGCGAGACGAGCCTGCAGAACCACTATGCAGCGCTGAAGGTCGTTCGCGACGCCGCGCTCGTCGACCAGCTCGCCGCGATCGACAAAGAGATCGCCGCCAACAAGAAGGCGCTGCCAAAGCTGACCGGCGCGGACCGCATCGACGTCGAGAACAAGATCGCCGAGGCGGTCCAGAAGCGCGCCGAGGCGGTCCAGAAGGCGAGCCAGGACAACATCCTGAACACGCAGAAGGAGATCGCCGGGCTCAAGCAGATCCGCGACAGCTACGACGAGCTGCGCGCGAAGGTGCTAGACCTGAAGGGCGACACCGCCGGTGCGACGGCGATCCGCAACGACAAGGCGATCGAGGACGCGAAGAAGCTGGAGGCGCAGTTCGGCGCGGCCTCGATCAAGACGCCGGGCGACTTCGCGCGCTTCGATCGCGGCGGCAGCAGCGTCGCCAACGACTACGGCGACCTGCTGAAGAAGACGAGCGCGCTCTCGCAGGTCCAGAAGGACTACAACGTGCTGCTGGAGAAGGCGCGCACCGAGGAAGAACGCATCCTGCTCGACGCGCAGGCCAGCGGCGCGACCGAACTGGAAACCATGCGCGCGGTTGGCGCGGCCCGGGCTGCGTCGCTTCAGCAGCTCGGCGAGCTGGCCGACAAGGCGCGCGAGATCGCCGAGACGCTCGGCACGCCCGAGGCGATCCAGTTCGCGAATCAACTGGGCAACGCCTACAAGAAGGCCGCCTACGAGGTCGACCCGCTGCTGACCAAGCTGCGCGACGCGGCGAAGGAAGCGGGCGACGCCATCGCGCACGGCTTCGAGGACGCGATCTTCCAGGGCAAGACCCTGCGCCAAACGATCCGCGGCATCCTGCAAGACCTCGGCAGGATCGTCTTCCGCAAGTTGGTCACTGAGCCGCTCGCCAAGTCGGTTACCGACGGCCTGAGCGAGATTGCGAAGGGGGCGACCAAGGGCGGCGCTACCAAGAGCGCGAGCAAGGCGGCAAGCGATGCGGTCGACGAAAGCAAGCCGACGCTGACGACCGGCGACTTCACCCGCACCGACCACGACACGTCGCCGGTCGGCACGCAGGTGCCGACGATCGAGTCGCTCAACCAGGCGACCGCGACCGTGGCGGCGGGCTTCACGTCGTTGCAGGCGCAAGGCATCGAGCCGACGATCGCGGCCCTGGAGCGGATGCAGGCCACGCTCGCGAACACGCCGGCGCCGCCTCCTGGCGTGCCGGTCGAACCTGCCGGCGGCACCGCGGGCGTCGGCCTCACGACGGGCGACTTCACGCGAACGGACCACGACATGACGCCGAGCGGCGAGCAGTCGGTGCTCGACCTGTTCAGCGAGGCCAACACCGCGCAGGCCGATGCCGCGCGCAGCACCACGAAGCTCAGCACGACGACCGACAGCGCGGTGGCCGGCATCGCCCGGCTCGCGCAGGCCGCTGGTGCGGGCGGCAACGCGCTCGGCTTGCTGCCGATGATCATCAACCTCTTCCAGACCAGCGTCGCCGCCATGAGCGCGACGGGTGG